TTTCTTGCCTTTTAGAGGTGGTCTCTTTTTGATGGTAGTAAAGTACTTGCGGCCAATATAATCATGACCATTTGTTGTGTTGGTTATTCTATATATAAAGCCATAATAGGTTTGAATATCCTCAGAGTCAAATATTACACCATTGTACGTCCAAGGATATTCATATGCCATAAGTCTATTTATTTCGTTGCCTTAGCAGCATTTTTCTTCTCTTGAATTTCTGCACGGCGGGCCTTAGTTAGCTTGCCTAGGTCACCTAAAGCTCCACGAGCACGAGTTCCTGCTGCGCCTACTCCTTTGCCTTCAAATTTCTCATTTTCTGCTAGGTATGCATCATATGCTGCTACGATTTGTTCATGTGTTGTTGCCATTTTACTTCTCCTTAGTGTTGTAACATTGCTTGTTTACGAGCAATTTCTTTTGAAATCTTTACTTTGTTTTTCTTTTGTTGCGTTTTTTCTAATAATGCTGTTAGTTGCGTAACGTTAAGCGGACCTAATCTAGGTTTGCCTGTACGTGTCTGCATAGGATTGCCTTTCTTCTTAACTGCCATAACTGCTCCTTACCATTCTGTTGCGTACGATTGATTTACCACTGCTTTATTACATTTAGTCCTACATTCCGACCTGGAGAAAATTTCAAACTCTTCTCGCCAAAATTCGTCAGTTAAGACCTCATTTAATGATCTTTGATTAAGATCGAACTGCTTTTTGCTTACATCTAACCACTCGTTGTTGTGTGCGTATCTATTTGCCACCCAACAGCAGGGAAACAAATGTCCTTGACTATTAACAAATAGCCCTTTATTGCCAATACTACACAACGGAGTTACTTTGCCAAACGTAATCGCTTGGTTATATAATTTTAAATTAGTTTTTGCACCAATGGTGCTTTCTCTACGTTCGTTAAAATGGGTAAACACACGTTGAAATCTGTGGTCACTACTAATTAACTCGTCTCTAGGCTGCAGCGAGTCGCCTTCTGGGTATATACTATATACTTTATGGAACTTTGTACTTAAAGTCAACTGAAATTGATCAAATCCTAGTTCTTTAGCCAACAGCTTCATATCTTCTAGCTTATCTTGATTAAAACTAAAAGCAATGGCATCCCAGGTCATATAAACATGGCTACTTCCACGCAAAGTAGTAATGCCTTGTATGATACTAGCCCAATCGCTGTTTACACGATACTGCTCGTTGCTGGCTTGATCCCATCCGTCTAAACTAAAGTGTACATGATCGTCTTGATCTAATGTCTGACCTAGTCTACTCCACCAATCTATATTCTTATAGCTACCATTGGTAACAATAACAAACTTAACTGGCTTTATACTTTTAATATATTCAATGACATCTATTAGATCATGCGCATAGATAGGATCACCATCGTCACCACAGAATGTAATCTTTTCTACATTAGACAGTATAAACTCTGGAGTAAAGTTCTTTTTAAAGAACTCTAACCGTAATTCTGTATTGACTAAAGTATCGGGCACTTCTGTGCGAGCACAACGCAGGCACTTTAATGTACACTTGCTAGATATCTCAATGTGCCAATGCCAGGTTGCTAGTTTCATTTTACTTCTACATCATTGTTATAGGTTGTAAACCCATTTTCTTTTACCACAGTTAAAATATTGTTCACACGACCAGCAAGTTCATCTTTATGCGACACTAACCAAATAGATTTGTTATTCTCTCTAGTCATTTTCTTAAGGATAGCTAAGGCATTTTCAACACCTGAAGTATCCATGCCCGAATCGACGAGCTCATCAATAAACAATAAGTTAATTGGTTGATATAAACTTTCCCATACATCACGGAATGCCCATGACAAGCTAAGGATAAGTCTATTACGTTCACCACGGCTCAAGTTATCAAAGTCTAACTCTCGTCCCAGTTCTTGTATTTCTACACTTAGATCGTTTAGGAACTTAACAGAGTGCGGTAAGCCAATCTTATCTAAGTAGTATCCTAGGCGTGCGTTTAAGTAGCTTAGGTTTTGGTCAATAATACGTTTACGTATAAATGAATCTTTGTTTGTTAATAGTTTCAATAAAAACTCTTGATGCTCTTTAACACGCATTAGTTTATTCATTACAGCATAATCAATTTCAGCCAGGGCTGTGGTCTTCATTTCCTCAATCTGTTCATCGTAAGGATCAGTTTCGGCAATCTTACCTGCTAATTGCCCTTGCAAACTCGCCACAGTACTACGGTGATGGATTGCATCTTCTTCTTTATCGTAGAATACTTTTGGTTGTTGACCTAATTCACCTAATTCTTGTTTAGCTATTGTTAACGCTTGTAGATCTGTTTCGTGCTGGGTATGCAACGTTTGTACTTCACGTAAGCTGATTTCTTTAACTCCTAACATCTCTGAGTGCTTGTCGTCGTGTAGATCTTGTCCACAGCTACTACATTTATGATCTCGCAGTAACGCAATGTCGGCTTCTACCTTCTGTATATTTTTAGTTTCGCGGGTTAGGTCTTGATCAGCACGCAGTATCGCCTTATCTAAGTCGGCAATGTCTTTACGTGTTTGATTGTAAGTAGTCAATGCCTTGTGTGCTGCAATTTCTGTATCAATATCAAGCTCTAATAAATTATCTAGTGCAGTTTGTAGTTTGCTTACATCTTCTGTGTGTTTGGTAGTCCACAAGTTTTGTCGACGTTTTAGGCTCTCAATTTGCTCTTGAATACGGCCATTTGCGTCAGTTATGGCCTTAATATTGAACTCTTCTTGCTGAATTGCATCCTTAGTAGCCTTACCCTGCTCTTTCAGCGAATCTGCCTTTTCACTTAATAATGTAATACCAAGTAGTTGTTCGATAATAGTACGTTGATCGTTGGCCTTAAGACTTAAGAACGGCTCAGTGTAGGTATTAAGTGCTACAATATGTTTAAACATATCATGGCTCATACCTAGCAAGCGTTCAATTTCGGCTTGCGTTTCACGGCTATCGCCTTGGCTGTTATCATCCTTGGCTTCTTGTTCTTGTTCGCCGATATAGAATTTAAGTACATTTGACTTACGACCGCGTTCGATACGATAACTTTCTCCATTCACTTCGAAGTCGATGGTAACCAACATGCCTTTGGCATTAGTTTTATTAATTAAGTTATCTTTTTTAATATTTGTAAGTGCTGTGCCATATAAGCCGTACGACAATGCGTTAATGATAGTAGTCTTGCCTGTACCATTGCGTGCCCCGCTGTCGTCTCCACCTAAGTCAATGTTCTCGCCTAAGACCAAAGTTAGGTCTTGACGATCAAACTCAACGGCTTGTGTAGCATTGCCCACGCTCATAAAGTTGCGTACTGTTAAATTCTTTATTTTAAACATAAGATCTCAAATTTATATACTCGGGAAATACTTCTTCAAACTTTTCGCAGCGATAAGTGTCTTGCATATCATTGGATTTAAAAAAATTACCCAATAAATGACTTTGGTCACAAGCATACATATATTGTAACACATCCTTCCACGATGATACAAGATGTTCTGCATCAGAAATACTCTCTAACCAATTGATATGATCTAAAATATATTTCTCTGCTTGATCTTTGTATTTTTTTGGTAATACTTGTACATTCATATTATCTGGAATAATCATTATACGAAAAGATAGTGCTTTTGCTGGTAGTTGATGTACAGTAATCCACCGATGTTGCAATTTTGGTAAATTAAAAATATTAAGCATATGAACAATGCTGTTTATTTCAAAATCTACATAATCTTTTACTAGACTATAATTTTTCTCAATATCATCATAGTTAGTTCCGTGTCTTACATAGCCAGCTTGCTTTCCTATTAGATCAATACTAGCACGAAATATTACGGTACTAAATTGTTTCCAATATTCAATAATATTAAAATTTTTATATGTTAACACTGTAAAATTAGAATTATATGACAGCGGTACATCGGTACGTTGATGTTTAATTAATAAATCTAATACTTGATAGTGTTCCGCCATGATCAACGGCTCACCACCAGCAAAATGCACAATATCTAAATTTGGTATATTATCTTCAACAAATTCTAAAGTATTTTTAAGTTCGGTGGATGATAATTTTAATTCGATAAATTTATTATCGCCAAACAGGGCTGCGTTCTCGTGTGCAATCCGACTACTATAAGTACTTCCACACATTTTACATTTTAAATTGCAAATATTTGAAAGCCGAATATCTAAATAACGCAATTTAAATTCTGAAAAAGTACCATCAGGTTTAGTTAGATTAGTTAAATTTTTATAATTTCCCCATTGAGCATTAACTTTTTGCCTACCTGATAAGAGCCCTGCATCTTCGTTTTTCCAGCACGCTGAACAACTGTCCGGACGTTGGTTTGACAGCATCTGTCTTCTAACTTTTCTCATATTCTCATTATTAGCTATATCAGATAACGGACCGTCGGATATATTTCCTAGTGCAAATTTCTCATCAAACTCGCAACATGTGCCCACTTTGCCTTGGGGATTTACAAATACGTGTATCCATGGATACAAGCACAACGAGTTAACAGTTGATAGTTGTCGATCAAATACTCCGCCGATAGATTGAATCCTAATATCGTTCTCAAACGGTGCAAAAACATTTTTTGCTAGGTTAAGTTCGTTGATAATATTTAAATTATTGGTATGTATTATTACAAAAAAATTAGGTATGTCTAACATTGTTAGATATTCTTGTAATTTTAATAAAGACTCACCCGCAGTATCGCTGTTTTTATATCGATCGCCGGTGTATCTAATATCTAATGTATAGTTGGTAGGAAATGTATCTAATTTTTCTCTAGATAATACATTGTATAACCAGTTATCGCCATTGGTGAGATATTCTGATAAGTTAATCAATTATAGATGCCTGTATATATCTAATAGCAAGTTGGGATCATAATGTTCACTGTTAATATTAGTCAATTGGTTAGTAACAATGGTATCGATGCTTTCGAATTGAATGTTACCTAGTTGTATATCTTGACCAATGTCCATGTTTTTAACAGGGATTAATGTAAGTTCACGTAGGTTATAAGTGCCCACAAATGTTTCTTTAATAAACGTAGCTTCTTCATAGGTGATATCGATGTCGATATTAACACGACAGTGCATCTGCGGTAGTAATAATGTTTCTGGTGTACGTAATACATCGCTTAATCCATAGACACGATACTTAGGTTGATTAGGCCACGCTTTGAATACAGGGTCTTCGCCCCAGGTAAGTATCATCATACCGCGATCGTCGTCGCCGGCGTCCGCGTAGTTGTGCGGGAAAGCATTGCCAATGTAGGTAATGTTCTTATTAGTTTGACGTTTATGGAAGTGTCCGCTAAACATACGATCCACGTGCCCAAAGTGCTCACCACGTAATTCGCCATGCTCTGGCATCTGTACCATAGCATTCATAAAGAAGTGTGGCAACTCAAAATGGCCAAACATATACTTGGCATTGATCTTAGGAATCTTTTTGTAGTCGTCGCCCACTAGCCAAGGCACAATACTAACATCACCTTCGCTGTAGAAATCATTTACAATTTCAATATTAGGAATATGTCTAGCCCACTCAGCTGACTGTATATCACGTTTATCTCTATAGTACAGGTCGTGATTACCTGGAATAAAGATAACGCGGTCAAAGGCCTTGCCTAACAACTCTAAAGCTGTTAGGCTGTAATTTAAAGTAACGATGTTAATAGCCGCCCTGTTGTTATGCCAGTCACCTAGCATAAAACAAGTATCGCACCCTTCTGCCTTTGCTTCTTCAATAAACCACTTAACAAAGTTTAAACAATCATCATTGTGTAGCTGACTGTTAGACTTTAAGCCAAAGTGAATGTCTGTCAGAACTGCTGCTTTTTTAAATAAATTTGCCATATGTTTAGTATACGTGAATCTAAGGTTAAAAGTCTAATTTATGATAGCCAAATTACTCGTCAGCACCCCAACCACCGCCACCACCCCAATCACCCTGGCGAGTGTAGCTTGGTGTGTAATTGTTCATCTCTAAGATATCGTCACGAATGTTTTGATTGCGCTTCTCAATGTTTAGAACACGTGTAAAGCTATTAGTAATGGCCGCTGTATAATAAGCAAATGGATTTTGTGATTTAGCTTCATCAAACTGTAGGCCAATCTGCGATAGTTGCAGTAATGCTTGACTACGCATTTCATCGTTATAGGTATAACCGCGCCAGTTGCTACGAGTAGCATAGCGTTCACATAGTTTAATAAACATGTGTGCGAGCTTGTTAGTCATGTTGCCGTGGTCTTTGCTAAACTTGCCTTTTTCTAAATCGCCCTTCCAGTGGCTTTTACCTACTAGATAAGGTTTATTATCTACGTCAACCTTATAATGTTGGAACGGAGGGAAATTGCACTTAGTATATTTTGCAGGTGCTTTAACCTGCATGCTAGGATCATCGTACTCTGTTTCAAACGTATCGTCATCTTCCATCTCTTCTCGAAGTTTGTCGTCTGCTTTCTTTTGTTTAGCTTCATCAATTGGTATATGATCCCAAGTCATAACCCGAAATACTACGTCTGTGCTTGGGGTATCTTTTAAAGGAGCAGCATATTCATCTAACTTCTTTTTAATGCCGTTTAATAAATCAACTTCTTGGGCTTCTTTTGCCAGTCGTTCTATACGTGAACTGCGAGCTTCTGCAATGATTTTCCTAGTAATTTTGTCAGTACCGTAGATAATCATGTTTC